GTTATAAGGGTTCTTCACCTTATGACGCTGGACTCTTCTATTGTCCTTATGTTCCTCTCCAAATGGTTCGTGCCGTTGGTGAGAACAGCTTCCAGCCTAAGATCGGATTTAAGACCCGTTACGGAATGGTTGCAAACCCATTCGCTGAGGGTACAACTCAGGGTCTCGGTGCTCTTACTGTTAACGCTAACCGCTACTACAGAAGAGTTGCTGTTAAGAACCTCATGTGATCCATTTCACATAAAATCTCTAGAGGGTCCTTCGGGACCCTCTTTTTTTATCTAAATATTTAAAAAATGTCATGGTAGCGGGTCAACCAGAGAATAGAAATTTTCTATCTCCAACAGGATTTAAATTTACATTAAAAAGAACACCAAAAGTTGCGTTTTTTTGCAACTCTGCAAACATTCCAGATTTAAATCTTGGAGTAGCAGTTCAACCATCTTATCTCAAGGACTTAGATACCCCTGGAGATAAGATTGTCTTTGGTGATCTTAACTTAAGATTTTTGGTTGATGAAAATCTTGAAAATTATATGGAGATACAAAACTGGATAAGAGGTCTAGGTTATCCAGAAAGTTTGAAAGAGATTTATGATTTCCAAGAAACTGGATACATTAATCCAAAGATAGAAGCGCAAAGACAACTTGGATTATATTCAGATGGAACTCTTCAGGTTTTAACAAGTTCATCAGTTCCAAACTTCCAAGTAGTTTTTAAGGATCTTTTTCCATATTCACTAGGAACTTTGGCATTTGACGCAACACAAACTGATATACAATACTTTACAGCAGACGTAAGTTTCAAGTATACTATTTACAATATAGTAGACCTTGGTGGCAATCCTTTATGAGTTTTGATTTAGATAATATTCAGAGGATGTGGGAACAAGACTCAAAGATTGATATGGATAATCTTCATACTGAGTCAACAAATATTCCAGTTCTTCACGCAAAATATTTTGATTTATATAATACCATTTTCTTGCTGAGAAAGAAAGCAGAGCAACAAAAAAGAAATATCCGTCACGAACGATATGAGTACTATTCTGGAAAAGCGGATCCTGATGTTTATGTGGAGAATCCATTCCCTAAAAAAATCAGGGATAAAGACACTATGCAAAAATATCTTGACGCAGATGAAAAACTTTCAACGGTCTGCCTCAAAATAGACTACTACGATACGATGCTAACTTATATTGAAAGCATCTTGAAAATGATTCAGAATAGAACTTATCAAATTAAAAACGCAATAGAATTTATTCGTTTTCAGTCTGGACTGGGGTAAATAAATATTCATAGCAATTATAATGCTATGAGCGATGTAGTTATTGAAAAAAAGAATGAAGTTTATATTAAATTGAACTGCGAGGCTCACATTTTATATGAACTTCAACCATACTTTACTTTTGAAGTTGAGTCTGCGAAATTTATGTCCCAGTATAGAAGCAGACACTGGGATGGAAAGATTCGTCTTTTAAGCACTCATACTGGAGAAATATATACTGGTTTGTTGGCTAAGGTCATTGACAAACTAACTCTCCATAACTATACATATGAGTTTAAAGAAAACAAATTCTATGGATTACCTTTCGAAGTAAATCAAGGTATTTCATATGAGGGTGTTAAAGATTATATGTCTTCTATTTGTGCTCATTCTCCACGGGAGTATCAAGTAGAGGGAGTATACGATGCTCTGCGACATAACCGAAAATTATTGATATCACCCACAGCCTCAGGTAAATCCTTAATGATTTATTCCCTCGTAAGGTATTATGTAGATAAAGGAGAAAAAATTCTCTTAGTTGTTCCAACGACATCTTTGGTAGAGCAGATGTACAAGGATTTCCAAGACTATGGTTGGGATGCTGAGTCATATTGTCACAAGATTTATTCTGGTAGGGAAAAAACAAACGAACATTCTGTGACAATTACAACTTGGCAATCTGTCTATAAGTTAGAACGTTCATTCTTTGAAAACTATGGAGTAGTTATAGGAGATGAAGCTCATCTATTTAAGAGCAAGTCACTTATCGATATTATGACTAAACTCCATCATGCAAAATATCGTTTTGGATTTACTGGAACTCTTGATGGAACTCAAACTCATAAATGGGTTCTAGAAGGATTATTTGGTCCATCATATAAAGTTACCAGAACTTATGAATTGATGGAACAAGGACATATTTCTCAGTTAGATATTCGTTGTCTTGTTCTTAAGCATCCCCAACAAAAGTTTGAAACTTATGAAGATGAGATTCAATATCTCATTCAACACGAACAAAGAAATAAGTTTATTACAAACCTTTCACTTTCTTTGAAAGGAAATACTCTTGTTCTATTTTCGCGAGTAGAAGCACATGGAGCAGTTCTATATGAAAAGATAAATAATACTAAGCGAGGTGATCGCAAAGTATTTTTTATTCATGGTGGTGTTGATACTGAAGAAAGAGAATTAGTTAGAGAAATTGCAGAAAGAGAAAACAATGCGATTATTGTGGCATCATACGGTACATTTAGTACAGGAATTAACATTAAAAATTTACATAACGTTATTTTTGCATCACCTTCAAAGTCTAGAATCCGTAATTTACAATCAATCGGAAGAGTTCTAAGAAAAGGAAACAACAAAGAAAAAGCAGTCTTATATGATATTTCTGATGATTGTACTTATAACTCAAGAAAAAATTATACTCTAAATCACCTTATAGAAAGAATTAAAATTTATAATGAAGAAAAGTTTAATTATGAAATAATCACCATACAACTTAAGAAAAATGATAGAAGATGATTTTTATGCAACCGTAAAACTTAAAACAGGTGAAGAAATCTTTGCCAAAGTAGCAGCTTCTGAGGAAGAAGATAAAACATTATTGATTATTACAAACCCAATCATTATTAATGAAATAAAAAGTAGATCTGGAACAGTTGGTTATAAAATAGAACCTTGGTTAAAGACAACCAAAGAAGATATGTTTATTATTAATCTTGATGATGTATTAACCCTTTCTGAATCTTCTGATATTGAAATGATAATGATGTATCAGTCTTATGTTCGTCAATCTGATAAAGACGGAAGTAATCATTCTAAGATTAATCGTAGAATGGGATATATATCAAACGTTAATGATGCTAAAGAGATCTTAGAGAAGCTCTATAAGAATAGCTAAACCTTAACTATCAACCCCGACAAAGGTTATTGTACAAGGTTTTGAACACCTTGTCAACTATTTAAGTAAGTGTTATAATACCTACATAATAATGATAAAAACTTATGATAACTACAGCGGTTATGACCAAGAGAAAGAGGTCAGAGCATTACGTTAATAACAAAGAGTTTCTTGCGGCACTTATTAAATACCGTGAAGATAAAGAAATCGCAGAAATCCAAGGAAAACCAAAACCTCCTATTCCTCGCTACATTGGAGAGTGTTTCTTGAAGATTGCCAATCACCTTTCATTCAAACCAAACTTCGTGAACTATATGTTCAAAGAAGATATGATTTCTGATGGTATTGAAAACTGCGTTCAATACATTCATAACTTCAACCCAGAGAAGTCTCAGAACCCCTTCGCATATTTCACTCAAATCATTCACTATGCTTTCCTCCGCAGAATCCAAAGAGAAAAGCGTCAGTTGGAAATCAAAAATAAAATCCTTGAGCGTTCAGGTTTTTCTGAGGTATTTGACGACAACAGTATTGACGGAAGCAACTATAGCGATTACAATAGTATCAAGGATAATATTCACGCGAAGCTTAGGTACTGATGCGTATTGCTTTGATCAACGACACCCATTATGGTGCCCGTAAAGGTTCAAAACTATTTCACGACTATTTTGAACTCTTCTATAAGAATGTGTTCTTCCCAACGCTGGAACAGTATGGGATCACAACAGTTATTCATATGGGAGATGCTTTTGATAGTCGTAAATCGATTGACTATCAAAGCTTAGAGTGGGCAAAAAGAGTTGTATTTGAACCTCTTAAAACCTATGAGGTTCATATGATTGTGGGTAATCACGATAGTTATTATAAAAATACTAACAACACAAACTCACCTCAACTTCTTTTGAAGGACTATCCGAATATTAAAACATATTCTTCTCCAACAGAAATCAAAGTTGGTAATCTTGATGTTCTTCTTCTTCCCTGGATTTGTATGGAGAATGAAGAACAGTCACTCAAGATGATTAATAAGACCAAAGCAAAGGTTGCTATGGGTCACCTTGAACTTCAAGGTTTTCGTGTAAACCGTCAAATCGTAATGGAACATGGACTGGAAGCAAATCTTTTTAAGAACTTCTCTAAGGTATTTTCTGGTCATTACCACACTCGTTCTGATAATGGAACTGTATTCTATACGGGAAATCCTTATGAGATTTACTGGACGGATGTAAACGATACTCGTGGGTTTACTATTTTTGATACAGAAACTCTAGAACATACCTCAATTAACAATCCATATAAAATGTTTTATAACATTTATTATGAGGATACAAATTATCAAACCTTTGATTCTAGAGAATATGAGAACAAGATTGTAAAAGTCGTTGTTCGCAAAAAGACTGATACTAAAAAGTTTGAAAAGTTTATTGATAAACTTTATTCTTCTAGTGTTGCTGAACTCAAGATTATTGAAAACTTTGACATTCAAGAACCTCAAGAGTTTGAGGCATTTGAAAGCGAAGATACCATTTCTATCTTGAATAGATATATTGAGGAGGCAGAAATTAGTCTTGATAAATCAACCATTCAAAAAATGATACAAGAGATATATCAAGAGGCGTGTGAATTGGTTTAAATGTTTATTCTAACAATTAATGGCAGAGAAACTGAAGGTGCATATTCAGTAGTTGATGATGAGGGAGAAAATATTCTTTATCTTTTTGAAGAAGAAGATGATGCAACTCGATATGCTATGATGTTAGAAGAAGATGGATATCCTGAAATGCATGTGATTGAAATTGAAGACGAAGTGATGCTAAAAACTTGCGAACTGCATGGGTATCAATATACAATTATTACCCCAGATGACATTGTAATTCCTCCAGACACAGATCATGATTTTATTTAAGACTATTCGTTGGAAAAACTTTTTAAGTACTGGAACTCAATATACTGAAGTTGATTTCACAAAAAATAAAACTAATCTGATTGTTGGAACAAATGGGGCAGGTAAAAGTACTGTTTTGGATGCTTTAACCTTTTCCTTGTTTGGAAAACCATTTCGTAAGATCAATAAACCCCAACTTATCAATTCTGTAAATGAGAAGGATTGTAGAGTTGAAGTTGAGTTTTCTATTGGAAATATTGACTGGAAAGTTGTAAGGGGAATTAAACCAGCAATTTTTGAGATTTGGAGAAATGATACTGCATTAGACCAGTCATCTGCAGCTTTAGATCAGCAGAAATGGTTAGAACAAACTGTTCTTAAAATGAACTACAAATCCTTTACTCAAATTGTCATTTTGGGATCTAGCACGTTCGTTCCTTTTATGCAACTTTCTGCTGCACATCGTCGCGAAGTTATTGAAGATCTTCTTGATATTAAGATTTTTTCTTCGATGAATATGGTAATCAAAGAAAAGATCCGCCAGTCAAAAGAAGAAACTAAAGTTCTGGAACTTAAAAAAGAATCTCTCTTGGATAAAGTAAAAATGCAAGAGGAGTTTATTGAAGAACTTGAAAATCGTGGAAATGCCAATATAAATGCCAATAAGCAAAAGATTGCAAACCTGGATAGTGAAATTGACATTTATGCAAAAGAAAATGATTCTTTGGAAGAACCCCTTCGAGAATATATTCAAGAACAAGATGGTTTAATTGGATACGCAGAAAAACTTCGTAAACTTGGAAATCTTAAAGGTAAGATATCTCAAAAAGTATCTACCATTACTAAAGAGCATAAGTTCTTTACTGAGAATACGGTTTGTCCTACCTGCACACAAGAGATTGATGAACTCTTCAGAATAAATAGAGTTACAGACGCTCAAAATAAAGCAAAGGAGTTGCAATCTGGTTATAAAGAACTAGAGGAGGCAATTAAAGAGGAAGAGGAGCGAGAGCGTCAATTCAATACTTTATCGAAGGAGATTTCAAAACTAACAAATGGCATTTCTCAAAACAACATTAAGATTTCTGGGTGTCGAAGACAAATCAGAGATCTTGAATCTGAAATTCAAACAATTACCAAACAACTTGAAAACAGAAATACTGAACATGAGAAGTTAGAATCCTTCAACAACAATTTAAAAACTACATACGACGAACTCGCTTCTAAAAAAGACTTAATTAACTATTACGATTTTTCGTATAGTTTACTTAAAGACGGTGGAGTAAAAACCAAAATCATTAAGAAGTATCTACCGCTGATAAATCAGCAAGTTAACCGTTATCTTCAGATGATGGACTTCTATATTAACTTCACTCTTGATGAGGAATTTAACGAAAC